CATCGTTCGCGCTGAAGGTGTGCGAGCTGGCAGTCGACGAGGATGGCGACGCGATCACTTCGCTGGTGGCGAGCCAGATCGGCGACAACGGCGAGGTGGTCGACTTCATGCGCCACGAGGCCGAGCGCGGCCGGGGAGGGCGGAACAATCTTTTCCTCGACCTGGCGCTGAACGGCCTCGAGGAGAAGAAGCTTCGGACGAACTTCTACGAGGCGATCGACGGCGACGCTGAGTCGAAGCGGCAAGCGTACTTCCGGGCCAAGAAATGGGCGATCAGCGCCGGCCTCGTGGAGTTCGCGCAGGGCTTCGTGATCCGCTTGGGGGCGTGACATGAGAAAACCCAAAATCGTGACATTCAAGCCGAAAAGCGTGACATTCAAGCGTGACACGCCTCGCGCGCGCACGCCCTCCTTCGGAGGGGATGTCACGTTGTCACGCTGTCACGTTCGGCGTGACGTGACAAGCGGAGAGCGTGACAGTGACACGGACCCTTGCAGGGCTCCGCGTCACCATCACGAGAAGCAGTCGAGCACTGCACAGAAGCCGATGACGTGGATGCACGTCGCGGCAATGAACACGATCGCCGATCACGAGGCCGGGCGCGAGGTGAGCGCTATGCGGCTGGAGGCTGCTCGGCGGCTTCTCGGCATCGATGGCGCCTCATGCGCGCGCGTTTCCACGGAGGAATCATGAACGACACCATGCAGGAAGCCGGCCTCGGCGTCCCCATGACCCGCAGCCAGGCGCAGCGCGAACTCGCCCGGCTCGACCTGATCGACCGGCCGCTTCAGCCGTCCAAGCCCAGCGCGGCGAGCTTCTTCGTCGCAACGATGGCGGTCCTCGCGTGCTGGATCGCTGCGGCTGTGCTGGCGGGGAGCCTGCGGTGAGAGTCTTCGCCATCGATCCCGGAACGACGCAATCGGGCTGGGTGATCCTCGACGGCCGCAGCGTCGTTCAGTCCGGCGTCGACGACAACCACGAGCTGCGCACCTGGGTGAAGCACGGCCAGCGCTGCGACCTGCTGGCGATCGAGATGATCGCCAGCATGGGCATGTCGGTCGGGCAAACCACGTTCGACACCGTGCGCTGGATCGGCCGCTTTCAGGAGGCGTGGCACGATCCCGAGGCCGTGCGCCTCGTGCTGCGCCGCGACGTGAAGTCGTTCATCTGCGGAAGCCAGAAGGCGAACGACGGCAACGTCCGGCAGGCGCTGATCGATCTCGTCGGCCCGCCCGGAATCAAGCGCGCACCCGGGCCTACCTACGGCGTGAAGTCGCACGCATGGCAGGCGCTTGGGGTGGCCGTCACGGCGATCAGCTTGCAGCCGATGAAGGTGGCGGCATGACCTGCCCAGACTGCAAGCGCGCCGAGCAGCAGCCCGACAGCGCGTACTTCATGCCCGACTGCACGAGCTGTCGGGCTCGAGCGTTTGCAGTCGTCGGTCAAGACCTGCCGGACGGTTCTCCGAAGGATACGGTCGATCTGTGGAAGCGTTGGCGTCGCGCGGTGCGGCAGCACGAAGCGGCGCAGAAGGCGCAAGGGGTTTGGAAATGAGTCACTTCTGGCGTGGCGTTGAATTCATGGCGCTTCTGTTCCTTGCGCTCTGCATAGGCGTGTGCTTTGCCGGTATTGCGCGGGCGCTGGTTCGGGAGAATCGGGCTAAGCGGGGGAGGTGGGGGAAGTGACCGCTGCGGTTACAAAAACGAAGCGCAAACCATCCGGCGCTGCTGCGATGGGGGCTGGCCCTGGTCGCCCGAAAGGATCGACCAACAAGACAACGAAGACGCTGCGCGAGGCAATCCTGCTCGCCGCGGAGGAAACCGGCGTCGACGGAAAGGGGAAGGACGGCCTCGTCGGCTACCTGAAGCGCGTCGCTCGCGAAGACGTGAAGGCGTTCTCCGGCCTGCTCGGAAAGGTGCTCCCGCTGCAGGTTACAGGCGCAGGCGGCGGCCCGATGGTTTTCGAGCGCATCGTCCGCGAAGTCGTCGACCCGAAGTCGTGAGCGAACTGCGCATCCAGACCGCCCGCGTCTTTGCGCCGCTGATGAAGCCGGCGCGGTACAAGGGCGCGAAGGGTGGACGCGGCTCCGGGAAGTCTCGGTTCTTTGCGGGCCTGTTGACGGAGGAGCAGATCGCAGAGCCGCTTGACGCCATATGCCTGCGTGAAGTGCAGAAGTCCGTCGAGTTCTCGGTGAAGCGCGAACTGGAGGCCGCGATCGTCGAGATGAATGCTGGGGCCTACTTCGACGTGCAGGACAAGCGGATCATCGCCAAGCGCGGCGGCGTGACGATCTTCGACGGCATGCAGAACTTCAACGCCGACAACATTAAGTCGCTTGCTCGGTTCAAGCGCGCATGGGTCGAGGAAGCGCACAGCCTTAGCCAGCGCAGCCTCGACATCCTGCGCCCGACCATCCGCGAGGAATGGACGAACGAGCGCGGAGAGCGCGAGGTGTCGCAACTCTGGTTTTCGTGGAACCCGGATCAGCCGACCGATGCGGTCGACGCTTTCCTGTGTGGACCGAACCCGCCGCGCGACTCCGTGATCGTCGAGGCAAACTGGTCGGACAACCCGTGGTTCCCGCAAGTGCTGCGCGACGAGATGGAGCACGACAAACGTGCGATGATGGTCGGGACAGAGAAGCAGCGCAAAGCCGCGGCGGCGAAATTCAATTGGATCTGGGGCGGGAAGTACCGCGAGGCCGGCGACGCGCTGGTGTTCACGAACTGGCGGGTCGAGGAGTTCGACAGTCAAGACGGCGCGCTGTTCAGGTTTGGCGCCGACTGGGGCTTCGCGATCGATCCCTCCGTTCTGGTTCGCTGCTACCTCGTCGGCCGGAAGCTGTACGTCGATCACGAGGCATATCAGGTCGGGTGCGAGATAGACCGCCTGCCGGACCTGTTCCTTACGGTTCCCGAGGCTGAAAAGTGGCCGATCACGGCCGACAGCGCCAGGCCTGAGACGATCAGCTACATGCGGCGCAACGGGTTCCCGCGCATCGCTCCGGCAATCAAGGGGGCAAAGTCGGTCGAGGATGGTGTCGCATGGCTGCAGAGCCTGGAGATCGTCGTTCACCCGCGCTGCCGGCACACGATCGACGAACTGTCGACGTTCGCGTACAAGGTCGATCCGGCGTCAGGGAAGCCGGTTCCGATACTTGAGGACAAGAACAACCACGTCATCGACGCTTTGCGCTACGCATGCGAGGGAGCCCGCCGAGCGGCGCGGCAAGTCCCGGAGCGACAGCACGAAGCGCCGATCCCGATGGTCAGCCACTTTGCAAGACGATGAAAACTAAATGGCTTGATCGTCGCATTGCGGCTCCCGGCCCGTACTTGACGCTGTGCTTGAGCGAGGCTGAGTTCCGAGCCGCAGCGCTGTCACTGAATGCGCCAGACGTGCCGCGCTGGTGCACAAGTGGCGCAATGACGACGTACTTCGAGAACGACGATGGCAAGACCTGCTGCCTTGTAAGCATCAAAGGCTGGGAAGGCCGCGACCCGGTAGAAGTCGCCGGTCTGCTGGTGCACGAAGCGGTGCATGTGTGGCAGGTTTACTGCCGAGACATTGGCGAACGAACTCCCGGAGATGAGCAGGAGGCATATGGTGTGCAGGCGATCGCGCAGGAGTTGCTAGCCGAATTTGCCCGCCGCACGACCAACGCGCGATAATGCGCGCACCCACACACGACCGGCCCAGCCGCCGGCCCGCTGAGTAGATCGAGCCGCCAGCAGCTCACTCGGACGCGCGAACGTCGCGCATGGAGAGTGAGAAATGCCGACGATCCTCGCAGGCGCGACGCAATCAATCTGGATCCCTGCCGGATCGACCCTGACGATCGGGGGAGGCGGGAACGGAACGATTCAGACAGTCCCGCCCGCTGTCGTCGGACCTGTGGCGCTCGATCAGATCATCTCGGTCGATCGGAAGTTCGGTCCCTATTCGGTTTCCATCGCGGTGAACGTGGTCGCACAGTCACCGATCACGTACTCGATCGACACGCAGGCGACCGCCGCGGGCGGCGTCGTTCAGTCTGGAATCGTGTCCGCGACGATCGCGTCCCTCGGCGCATGGGGCCAGATGCCGGACGGCCGATACCTGACGGCCGACTTCTTCCCCGGAGCTGGCCGCGGCCGGCAGTCGCTGGCGCTGTATGCGGGCGATCCTGCTGCGCCGTTCGTGCAAGGGAACATCACGAGCCTCGTCAACACCCGGGCAGGCGATACCGGAGTGCTGAAGACCGCGGCGGGCGTCAACCTGAACATCACGGGCGCCTATGTGTACTGCGCATGGCCCGCATCCAACGGCGACATCTTCTTCGTCGCGGTGGAGGGCGGAAACTTCTACCACCTGTACCGCTGCAAGGCCGGCACGTTCACAGTCGGCTCGGATGCCGGCGTGACGAACGGGAACGCCGTTCTGTCCCTCGGCATGATCGGCGGCACGCAGACCGATCAGAACCGGATCCTCACGCAGCGCAGCTTCTGCGAGGCCAAGGTAAACGGCGCGACTCACTACTTCATCGGTGAGTACAACGTGTCTTCCGGCCGCGTCACTGGCGCCGCGAAGGATGCCGTGCGCGTCTATCGCTCGACGGACGGCGGGACGACCTGGGCCACGTTCCTCGAATGGAACACCGACCTGACGCACCAAGTCGACCACGTTCATTTCATCAAGCAGGATCCGTACACCGGCTGGATCTACATTGTCACGGGCGATGTCGGCGCCCAAAACATGATCATCGCGTACAACGGCACCGGGGCGACCGTGGCCGCCAACGCGACGCCGGCAACGATCGCGGCAACGGCCGGGTACAAGGTGATCAACAACAGCGAGTTGTGTCGGTACACCGACTTTTTCTTCGCGCCGGATTGCATCTATTCGATCCCGGATGCAGACACCGAGGCGAGCGACGTGACATCCACGGCCTACGTATCCACGCGAGTGGATCGCTCGCTGCAGTACGTGTCGACGATCGGCCCGGTCGACCGCGTGAACAACGTCCCGCCGATCCTGGGGCTGCAGACGGCACAGTACGGCGACTTCTTCATGTGCTTCTGCGCGGCGCTGGCGTTCCCGACCTACCCGTTCGCCGACATCTTCGGATCGGACTACCGCGGCGGGACGTGGACGCGGATCGCGAAGATCGGCGTCCGATCCGGCGGATTCGTGAGCCGCGCGATGTGGATGGATAACCAGGGCCGAATCTGGATCTACAGCGACGCGAACACATGGATCGGCACCGACGCCGACTTCGACGGATCGAGCAAGACGCGAAGCCTCGTGCTGATTCCCGGACCGCGTGGTAGCTCCCCGTTCGTGTGGAACCGCACCTAATCAGAAGGAGCCGACATGGCACGCCCGAGCAACGAGCAGAAGCTCGCCAACATCCACGCGACGGCGCTGGCCGAGTTCGACAAGGTGCAGTCCGCGCTGCGTGAGGAGCGGCTGCAGTGCTTGCAGGATCGGCGCTTCTACTCCATCGCTGGGGCGCAGTGGGAAGGCGCTCTCGGCGACCAGTTCGAGAACAAGCCGCGGTTCGAGTTCAACACGTGCCACCTTGCCGTGATCCGGCTGTTCAGCGAGTACCGCAACAACCGGGTTACGGTGGACTTCACCACGAAGGACGGCAGCGACGACGATGAGATGGCCGATGCGTGCGACGGCCTGTATCGCGCCGACGAGAAAGCGAGCAGCGCAGAAGAGGCGTATGACAACGCTTTCGAGGAAGGCGTCGGCGGTGGCTTCGGTGCATGGCGCCTGCGTGCCTGCTACGAGGACGAGGACGACGACGAGAACGACGCGCAGCGCATCGAGATCGAACCGATCCACGATGCCGATTCGTGCGTCTGGTACGACATCGACGCCAAGCGCCAGGACAAGCGTGACGCGACGCGATGCTGGGTGCTGACGCCATACAGCCCCGGCGCTTACAAGGAAGAGTGGAACGACGACCCGGCGACGTGGCCGAAGGGCATCTCGCAGCGGCAATTCGACTGGGCGACGCCCGATGTCGTCTGGGTGGCCGAATACTACGTCGTCGAGGAAGTCCGCGAACTGGTGCAGTGGTACCGCGGCCTCGCCCTGGACAGCGCCGAGCCGAACGAGCGCAAGGTGACGCAGGCCGAAATCGACGCGGACCCGGAACTGCTGACCGAACTCGAAGCGATGGGCTTCCGCCTGAGCCGGGAGAAGCGCATCGAGCGCAAGCGGGTGCACAAGTACCTGATGAGCGGAGCGAAGATCCTCGAGGATTGCGGCTTCATTGCCGGAAAGTGGATCCCGATCGTCCCGTTCTTCGCGAAGCGCTGGGTCGTGGACGGCATCGAGCGCTGCATGGGGCATGTCCGGCTGGCGAAGGACGCGCAGCGGCTGAACAACGCGCTGCTGTCCTGGCTGGCCGAGATGGCGTCGCGCTTCGACATCGAGAAGCCGATCCTCTCGCCCGAGCAGATCGCCGGGCACGCCACGATGTGGGCCGAGGACAACGTGAAGAAGTACCCGTACCTCCTCGCGAACAACCTGCGCGACGAGAACGGAAACCCGGTTCCAGGCAGCAACGCACCGGCCGGGTACACCAAGGCGCCGAACATCCCGCCCGCGATGGCCGCGCTCGTGCAGATCGCGCAGCAGGCCCTGACCGACCTCCTCGGCAACCAGCAGGCCGGCGAGCAGCTGCAGCCGAACCTGAGCGGGAAAGCCGTCGAGCTGATCCAGACCCGGCTCGACATGCAGGTCTTCATCTACATGAGCAACTTCGCCAAGGCAATGAAGCGCTGCGGCGAGGTCTGGCTGTCGATGAAGAAGGAACTCACGGTCGAAGAGTCCCGCGCGATGAAGACCATCGACGCGCAGGGCAAGAACGGCACCGTCACCGTGAACGAACCGGCTTACGACGCCGAGTCGGCGCAGCAGTACACCCGCAACGACATGACGAAGGCCAATTTCGACGTGGATGTCGATGTCGGGCCGTCGTCCAACAGCCTGCGCAGTTCCGTCGTGCGCGCGCTTACCGGGATCGCCACAATCACCGACGACCCGCAGACGAAACAGGCGCTCACCCTGGCGACGATCGCGCACATCGAGGGCGAAGGGCTGGGCGACCTGCGCGAATGGGCTCGCCGGCAGGCTGTGCGCCTCGGCCTGGTCAAACCGACCGACGAGGAAGCGCTGCAACTGCAGCAGGACGCCGCGAACCAGCAGCCGGACCCGCAATCGCAGTACCTGCAAGCCGCCGCGGCGCAGGCTGCAGCCAAAGCCGAGGAAGCAAAGGCCGGCACGCTCGACACACTCGCAGCCGCGGACCTGAAGAAAGCGCAGACCGCGAAGACCTGGGCCGATGCCGGCGTTGCGCACACGCAGCAGGCGCTGAACGTGTCCGACGTGATGGCGCGCTCGGTTCAGCCGCCGGCCGATCCGCTGCTGCCGGAGTCCTGACTATCGGCTTTGCCGTTTTGATAGGTGCGCGCTATGATTCGGGAATCGGCTACCCGGCACGCCGACCGAAGCGCCGGAGTTGTGGGGAACTAGCGCATGGGCCTGGAGCACGTTTCCGCAGTCGAAGACGACGATCAAGTCGAGGACGACGAGACGATCGAATCCCAAGCGGCCGAACCCGAGGACGACGAGGCAGGCGAGACGCCGGCCGATCCGGGTGACGGCGCCGACGAGGAAGTCGCCGCGGAAGATGCGGAAGAAGTCGTCGTCTCGATCGGCGAGCCGCCGGCCGAAGCGACGCAGCAGCAGGACGAAGGCAAAGCGCCCGAATGGGTGCGCGAGCTGCGCAAGTCGAACCGGGAGAAGGACCGCCGGATTCGCGAACTCGAGCAGCGGGTCGCGCAGGCCACGCCGGCACCGACCGCGGTCATCGTGGGCACGAAACCGACGCTGGCCGGGGTCGACTACGACGAGGCGAAGTACGAGGCCGAGCTGGAGGCGTGGCACCAGCGCAAGGCGGCAGCGGACGCGCAGCAGCGCGAACGCGAGCAGGCCGAGCGCAAGGAACGCGAGGCCCATCAGGCCCGCATCGACGCCTACACCAAGGCCAAGGCGACGCTGAAGGTGCGCGACTTCGACGAGGCCGAGGACATCGCCAAGAGCCTGCTGAGCGTGACGCAGCAGGGCATCATCCTGCACGGCGCCGAGCGGCCCGAGGTGCTGATCTACGCCCTGGGCCGCAACCCGGCGAAGGCGAAGGAACTGGCCGCGCTGTCCGATCCCGTGAAGTTCGCGTTCGCCGTCGCCAAGCTGGAGAAGGACTTGAAAGTGACTCCCCGCAAGTTGCCCCCGGTGCCCGAGCGCACGCTGCGTGCATCGGCGCCCGGCGCGACCGCTGCCGTCGATTCCCAACTGGCCCGGCTGCAAGCCGAGGCCGACAAGACCGGCGACCGGACGAAGGTCGTGAAGTACCTGCGCGCGAAGGCGCTCGGAGCGCGGCAGGCCGCTTAAGCCTGCCACCGGAGGCGCCGCCGACTCGGCGCCCGGATTCACCCACCGTCGACGGGTAGTGCAGGAGGCCTCCATCCGGCCCTGAGCGGATGAGTCGAGAAGCGCGGCGCGAGCCGCATCGATCCACTCATTCCTTCATGGAGGCATCATGCCCACCGCATTTTCCAAGCAGGAGAAGGTCTTCTTCGACCAACTCCTGGCCGGCTTCGACGACCAGCTGACCATCGGCCGCAACGTCTCGGTTTACAACGTCGATCCCGTCGTCCTCGAGCGTTCGCAGTCCCTCGCGGTCTGGCGTACGACCCCCTACGTCTCCGTCTCGATCGACGGCGCCGCCGGAACCGACATCTCGGCGAACTTCGCCGACGTGACGCAGCTCAGCGTGCCCATCTCGATCGGCTTCAACAAGACGGTGCCGTGGGCGATGACCTCGGACGACCTGAACGACCCGCAGCAGCGGGACCGCAAGTACCGCAGCGCGCTCCAGCGCCTGGCGACGGACATCAATGTCGCGTGCGCCAACGTGGCCGCGCAGCAGGGAACCCTCGTCGTCAAGCGAACCGTCGCCGCCTCCGGGTACGACGACCTCGCGCTGGCCGATGCGCTGATGCTCGAGCAGGGCCTCGTCGGCGACATGTCCGAGCGCGTTGCCGTGCTGCACGCCCGCGACTACAACAACGCCGCAGGCAACCTCGCCAAGCCGCAGACATCGGCGAACTCGAAGGTGAACACCGCCTACGAGTCGGCCTACATCGGCCGCGTGTCGGGCTTCGACACCTTCAAGTCGGACTACACCTTCCGCCTGACCGCCGCTGCCGGCGTGACGGTGACGGTCAACGGCGCCAACCAGCGCTATGTCCCGAAGGCCACGAGCACGGCGGGCAGCGGCGAAATCCAGAACGTCGACAACCGCTACCAGAACCTCGCGATCACGGTCACGAGCGGCACGGTCAAGGTGGGCGACAAGTTCACGATCGCGGGCGTCAACGCGGTGCACCACATCAGCAAGGTCGACACCGGCCAGCTCAAGACCTTCACGATCACCGCGATCGTCTCGGGCGCGGGCGGCACGGGCACCGTGCAGATCAGCCCGCCGATCATCGCCGCGGACTCGGCGCCGACCCAGCCGGAAAGCGAATACAAGAACGTGACCGCCACGCCGGCCTCCGGTGCTGCGATCACCTTCCTGAACACGCAATCCTCGCAGGTCGCCCCGTTCTGGGACAAGCGCGCGATCGAACTGCTCCCGGGCCGCAACGGCGTCGACGAGGGCATGGCCGGCAGCGGCGCCGCGTTCATGCGCGGCACGACCGAACTGGGCGTGGACGTGATCCTGTACAAGTTCTTCGACATCAACACGAAGAAGTACAAGTACCGGGCCGACACGCGCTTTGGGGTCGGCATGACCAACCCGGAGATGTGCGGCGTGATCCTGTTCGGCCAGACCTGATCCCCGTAGGCGAGCAGTTGCCAACGGTCCCGCCCCCGGCCTAGCGGTTGGGGGCCTTTTTGCAAGGAAGCGTGCATGTCGACGACCATGCTCTACAAATGTCCCGGGCCGCACGACCTGCACGGCGGGAAGTACGACTACACCATCGTTCCGGACGAGCAGATCGACGCCGCGCTGGCCGATGGCTGGTTCCTCACCACGCCCGAAGCGAAGGCCGCGCACGAGAAGGCGCAAGCCGAGGCTGCTGCCGCTGTTGCGGCCGACACCAAGCCCGACGAAGACACCTCCGCGCCAACGCTCGACGAGCTGAAGCAGAAGGCGACGGAACTCGGGATCCCGTTCGACGGCCGCATCGGTGCGAAGCGCCTCGCGGCCATGATCGAAACCAAGCTCAAGGAGCAGTGAACATGGCGACCAAGAAGTCCCCGGTGAAGCCCGGCAAGGGCGGCGGCAAGACGCCTAAGAAGTGCTGACATGAGCTGGTCGAAGAGAGAACTGGTGACGGAGGCTTTCAGCGAGCTTGCGCTCGCCGGCTTCGTCTTCGACCTTGCCCCGGAGGAACTTCAGGCGGGCCTGAAGCGCCTCGACAACGTGGTTGCGACGCTCGAAGGCCGCGGCGTGCGGCTCGGCTATCCGCTGCACTCGACGCCTGGCGGCTCGGACCTCGACGAAGACTCGAACCTTCCCGCCTACGCTGTCGCGCCGATCTACCAGATGACCGCGCTCGCGCTGTGCGCCACGTTCGGCAAGGTGCCGACGCCGACGCTCAAGGCGCAGGCCGCGGACGGCCTGAACGTGCTTCTGTCGAAGGCCGCGATGCCTGCCGAGCAGCAGTTCCGCGACGGCATGCCGTTCGGCGCCGGGAACAAGCTGCGCGGGCGCGAGCAGGTCTTCACGCCCGAACCCGACCTCAACCCGCTGTCCGTCAACTCCGGCGGCGACCTCGACATCCTCGGAGGCTGACGCCGTGGCAATCGAAAACCTGAATCAAGGCGATTGGAGCGCGTCCGCTTCCATCCCCTTCAACGACCCGAGCGCAGGCGCAGACCGCCGCGGCTCGGTGACGGACCTTGCGACGCTGCTGCAAGCGCTGCTGACCACGCCGGGCACGTTCCAGACGCAGTACTTCGCGCCGAACGCGAACGCCTGGGCCGTCACCGTCTCCCCGCTGACCGAGGGCGGCTCGGTGTGGCTGCTCGTGACGCCGACCGGCACCTTCGCGACCGCGACGATCACGCTCCCCGCGCTGGCGACCGCCGACAGCGGGCAGGAAGTGCTCGTGTCGTGCACGCAGATCGTGACGACGCTCACCGTCTCGGGCAACGGCGCCACGGTCAACGGCGCACCGACCACGCTCGCCGCAAATGGCTTCTTCCGCCTCAAGTTCGACGGCGTGCTGAATGCCTGGTATCGCGTCGGCTGACCAAGGAGAACCGAATGACCATCCGCCAACCAATCCAGCCGGCCTACGGCTCGGGCGTTTCCAACACACTCGGCGCTGCCGGCACTGCGACGGTGTCGCTGCCTGCGACGAAACAGGTCGTCATCAGCAACAGCGGCGCGAACGTCGGATACGTGCGCGTCGGAGTCGCTGCGAACGGCGTCGCCACTGCGAGCGCTGCGGACTTCCCGATCCTCGCCGGGCAGCAGGCCGTGATCACCAAGGGCAACGACGACGATCAACTGAAGATGTTCTCGACGGCCGGGACGACCCTGCATGTCATCGGGGCGGAAGGCTGGTAAGCCTTCGGAGGCCGTGTCGTGCAGATCCCGATCCTGAACGGCGTCTATACGGACGCTGGCGCCGACTTCCGAGCCTCGTACCCGGTCAACCTCATGCCGGTGCCGCGTGAAACCGGCATCTCGAAGGGCTACCTGCGCACGGCCGAGGGCATGATCGAGTTCGCCAACTCGATCCAATCCGACAGCTACGACCGCGGCGCGATCAACTGGAACGGTACGTGTTACCGGGTGATCGGCGACTACCTGACGCGCGTCAACTCGGACCAGACGATCGACTACCTCGGACTCATCGCAAACGACGGGAAGCGTGCGGTCCTCGTGAACGGGTTCGACCGGCTCGCCATCGCTGCGGCCGGCAAGCTGCACTACTGGACGCCTGCGAACGGCGTCGAGGTCGTGACGGACCCGGACATCGGCACTGTGCTCGATGTCATCTGGGCGGCCGGCTACTACATGACGACGGACGGCGCGAGCCTCGTCGTCACCGACTTGAACGACCCGCTGTCGGTGAACCCGCTGAAGTACGGTTCGAGCGAGGCGAGCCCGGACCCGGTGAACTCGCTCCTGTACCTTCGGAACGAGGCTATAGCCGTCAACCGCTATACCTGCGAGTTCTTCCAGAACATCGGCGGCGACCTGTTCCCGTTCCAGCGCGTCGAGGGCGCGATGATCCCGAAGGGCTCGATCGGGACGCATGCATCGTGCTACTTCCTCGAGACGTTCGCCTTCGTCGGCGGCGGGCAGAACGAGGGCCTGTCGGTCTACATCGCAAGCCAGGCCACGGCGGCGAAGGTTGCGACCGGCGAGATCGAGACGATCCTGCAGCAGTACACCGAAGCGCAACTCGCGTCGCTGGTCGTCGAGTCGCGGGCCGACCGCTTCCACCAACTGCTCTACGTGCACCTACCCGATCAGACGCTCGTGTACGACCACGCGGCGACGCAGGCGATCGGCGAGCCGGTCTGGTTCGTCCTGAACTCCGGAACGAATGGCGACATGCCCTACCGCGCTCGGAACTACGTCCGGGCATACGACAAGTGGCTGTTCGGCGACCTGCAGAGCAAGAAGATCGGCTACTTCACGCACGAGGACGCGCGGCAGTTCGGCGACACGGTGCCGATGCAGTTCGAGACGATGATCCTGTACAACGAGGGCCGCGGCGCGATCATTCACGACCTTGAGCTTGTGCGGCTGGCTGGGCGCGGTGCTGTGTCGCCGCTGTCCCCCTACCCGACGACGCCGACGAAGATCAGCCTCTCCTACAGCGATGACGGGCAAATCTGGTCCGCCGCGCGCTTCGCCGGGTCTTCCCGACCGGGCACGACCTCGGCCCGTGCGACCTGGCGCCGCTGCGGCAACTTCAGCCACTTTCGCGCGCTGCGGTTCCAGCTGCTGAATAGCCCGTACCCGGATGCGTTCGCGCGCCTGGAGGCTGTGATCGAGCCCTTGGAGGCCTAGCGATGCCGCTGCCCCAGCTCACGCGCGAGAAACTGGCCGAGGTCTTCAAGTCACCGGAGACGCTGCGCGCTTTCGAGGCGCTGCTGCGCGGCGTGCAGTTCTCGCCGGAGCAGATACAGCAGGCCATTGCAGCCGCCGCAGTTGCTCAGGCCACGGCCGAGCGCGCGATGTCGGATGCAGCCATCGCGCAGCAGTTGGCGCAGATGGCACTGCTCGATGCGGGCGGCGGTGCTGATGGCGATCAGGGACCGCCGGGTCCTGCCGGAGCAGACGGCCCGCAAGGTCCGGCAGGCCCGCCCGGATCCGGCTCGGGAACGGCTGACACGAGCATGTTGGCAGCGTTCTTCCTCGCAGACCTCGCCCCGGAAGACCCCTTCCCGTCGCTGCCGCCGTCCGGCGCGCAGGGACCGCAAGGCCCGGCCGGCCCGACTGGTGCTCAAGGCGCCCCGGGAATGGATGGCGCCCCGGGCGAGGAAGGGCCGGAAGGGATGACCGGCCCGGTAGGCCCGCAGGGACCAGCCGGCGCGCAAGGTCCGCAGGGCATTCAAGGGCCGATCGGTCCGCAAGGTCTGCAGGGCGAAGAAGGCCCCGAGGGTCCGCAGGGCCCTCCGGGTCCGAAGGGTGACACCGGCCCAGCCGGTGGCGGCGGCGGGTCAGGGACGACCGGGACGGCGCTGGTCGACTTCGGCGCGTTTCCGGGAAGCACCGACGCGACCGTCAGCGTCACCGGGCAGGCGGCGATTCTGACAACCTCGTCCGTCCAGTGCTGGATCGCTCCGGCAGCGACTGCCGACCATTCGGAGGACGAGCACATCGTCGAGGAAGAGATCGGCGTCTATGTTCCAGCGTCGAGCATCACCGCGGGGACAGGGTTCGCCATCAAGGCGCACTCTGCATCGCGCGGGCGCCTCTATGGGAAGTGGAATGTCGGATGGAGGTGGAGCTAAATGCCAATTCAAGTTCTAGGCGGCGCGGGGTCGACCCTTGAAGTCGATCCGTCGAAGCTCGCAGCGCGCGTTTCGCTGCGTCCGGCCGAGTGCATCGGCTACTACTCCGTTGCCGGCTCATCGGGCGCGCTGACCGGCGTCGCCGCTGCGGGTCCGGTGTTCAGCTTCCGGAACACCGGGGCGAACCTGATCCTGCTGCGTAACATAAGGCTCGGCTTCATCGTGACGACCGCATTCACGACGGCGCAGGGCCTGGCCTATCAGTTGCTGCGGGCGAACTCGTTCACCGCGTCAGATTCGGGCGGTACGGCGCTATTCGTGGCTGGTGGCAACAAGCACCGCAACAGCATGACCAACATCACGAGCGCGCCGGACATTCGGATTGCGTCGACTGCCGCCCTAACAGCAGGTACGCGCACGCTGGAAACGGTCGGTATGGGCATCGGTGGAGGTGCGGCCCAGGCTGTCGGCGCGGCGCTCAATCCGATCGACATCCTCGAAAATGACGCCGGGGATCATCCGTTTGTGCTTGCTCAGAATGAAGGCTTCGTGCTCACGAACCTGATCGCAATGGGAGCCGCTGGCGTGATTCAACTTCACGTCGCGGTCGAGTTCATGGAAGCAACGGCGTACTAAGGAGCCATCATGCAAAACAAGGTCTTTCGATTCGGTCCTGTGGCCCTGACGACCACGCTCACGACCAACCTGCTGAACCCTCCGACCGCTTCGGGTGGCGTCAACGCTGGCTCTTCGCCGCAGTACATCATCCTCCAGCGCATCCGAATCGTGAACAAGACGGCCGGCGCTGCGACGTTCAGTCTGTGGCTTGGCGCAACGGGCGCGAACGCCGCTGGGACCGAGGTTATCGGGCAAGGCAAGTCGGTTGCGGCGAACTCCGTCGAGGATTGGGTCGGCCGACTGCGCATCGATTCGACGGACTTCCTCGTCGGCGGATCGAACACCCTGACGGCGCTCACCATCGAGGGCGAAGGCGAAATCGGCGTCGCCGGTTGATTCACCGCGGCAGCGCGTCCGCTTAGAATACGCGCACTCGACCGGCGCCCACGCGGCGCCGATCCGCCGAGCAATCCGAGCCGCCGGCAGCTCATCGACCCCGCAAGGGAGATGGCTGTGGGAATTCTCGGTTCGATTCTTGGAGGCGTTGGAGGGTTCCTGCTCGGTGGACCGGCCGGCGCAGCGGCTGGCGCGTCCCTATTTGGCGGAGTCGACTCTGCCAACGCAAGCGCAGACGCGGCGAATGCAGCGGCAGGCGCTCAAACAGCAGCAAGCCAAGCCGCGATTGCCGAGCAGAAGCGCCAGTTCGATGCAATCCGGGCTCTTCTTCAGCCCTACGTCGACACCGGAAGCGGATCCCTGTCGGCTCAGCGCGACCTGATCGGTCTCGGCTCTCCTGGCGCTCAGCAATCGGCCATCCAGGCGATTCAGCAAGGCCCGCAATTCCAGTCCCTTCTGGCGCAGGGAGAGAACTCGATTCTTCAGAACGCGAGCGCAACTGGCGGTCTGCGTGGCGGAAACACGCAGGCGGCTCTTGCGCAGTTTTCCCCGGCGCTACTCTCCCAACTCATCAGCCAGCAATACGACCGTCTCGGCGGACTGTCGAGCATTGGACAAAACGCAGCGGCCGGCGTTGGCAACGCTGGCATGAGTTCCGCAACCTCGATTGGTAACCTGCTGCAACAGCAAGGCGCGGCACAAGCCGGCGGATTGCTCGCGCAAGGTCGCGCCTCCGCTGCAATCCCGGCAGCGCTGGCCAGCGGTCTCGGGATCTATACCGGACTTGGCGGCAGGTTCGGAACACCGTCTAGCGGCCTGCCAGAGTGGGCATGGACTGGGCTTCCTTCGGGGACGTTCTGATGGGACCGATTGACTACTCCGGCGCGTTTGGCGGGCAGTCCCCGCTCCAAGCGTTCACCGACTCTTTGAAGGTCGGCGCTGGCGTCCGTGACCTGCAAATGCAACAGCAGGCGCAGGCGCAACAGCAGGCTGCGCAGCAAGCCATGCAGGCCGAACTTGCGTCGGTGGCTCGGAACCCGACGCCGCAGAGCATCGCGCAGTTGTCGATTCGCTACCCACAGTTCTCGGAGCACTTCAAGCGCGCGAACGACATGCTTCAACCCGCGCAGCAGCAGGCAACGCTTGCGCGGCTTGGGCCGATCTATGCGGCTGCGCAGGCCGGCGCTACCGACTTGGCGCAGCGAAAACTGATCGAGCACGCAACGGCGCTGGAAAACAGCGGCATGGCGCAGGATGCCAAAGAGGCGCGGGACATGGCAGAACTCGTCGGGATCAACCCAGGCGCCGCCACAACGAGTCTTGGCGGATATCTCGCCTCCATTCTGGGGCCGGACAAGTTCGCGACGACTTTCGGTCAACTTGGCGCTGAAACGCGCGCAACGCAACAAGCGCCGGCAGACCTTGCGAAGAAGAAATCCGACGCGGACACCGCAGCGGCGGAAGCGCGCATCAAAGCCGCAGCCGCAGCAGTCGCTCCGCAGTCCGAGCAGGCGAACCTCAAGACGAAGGTCTGGAACAACGCGAACACGCGCAGCCAGATCGAAGAGCGCTCCAAACGCCTCGCGCTGGATAAGGACAAGCTGACCAGCGAGGTGAAGTTGAAGCTGACCGAACTCGGGCAGAAGGCGAACACGCTGGACGACGGGGCGAAAAAGCTGGTCAACGATAACACCGTCGCCGCGGTGGCCGCGGACCAGTCGGCCGGTCAGATGCTCGACCTCGCGAACCGGATCGGGCAGATCGGAACGTCCTGGGGCACCGTCGCGAGCGCGGGCGAGTGGCTGAAGAAAGCGCTTGGCAATCAGGACGCGGTCACGCAACTCCGGCAGGAGTACGTCCGCCTGCGCAGCACCCAGGTGTCGAAGATGCTCCCGCCCGGGCCGGCGTCCGACAAGGACATCCAGCTCGCCCTGTCCGGCTTCCCGCCCGACACCGCGGACCCGCAGACGATGGCGGCATTCGTGCGCGGCATGGCGAAGTTGCAGCAGTACGACGCAGCACTGAGCACCGCGAAGGCCGAATGGGTGAACTCGGTCGGGCACCTTGGCAAGCCGAAGACGGACATCGAGGTCGACGGCGTGAAGGTGCCGGCCGGCGCGACGTTCCCCGACTTCGCGAAGCAGTTCGTCCAACGCAAGTCCGATGCGCGGGCCGCTGAACAGTCCTCGTCGGCGATCCCTGCCGCTGTGCAGTCGCGCGGGTACATGCGATTCGCCACTCCGGGGCAGTGATGGCAGCAGAGGCGCCGAACTCCTACAAAGACCCGTTTTGGTCGCAAGCGGCCAGCGGGGTCGAGGAAAAGCTCGGCCTGCCGAATGGCCTGCTCGTGTCCGTGCTGACGCGCGGCGAGCGGTCGAACGCGGATCAGGTGAGCGAGGCGGGCGCCCGGACGCCGTTTCAGATCATCCCGGCGACGCGCAAGGCCGCGATCGACAAGTACGGCATCGACGCCTACCTCTCGCCCGAGAACGCCGCCGAGGTGGCCGGGCGGCTGCTGAAGGACTCGCTCGACCGAAACCAGGGCGATCCGGCGCTGGCTGTTGCCGAGTACCACGGCGGCACGAACCGGCAGAACTGGGGGCCGCGAACTCGTGCCTACGTGCAGCGCGTCGTCTCTGCGCTGCCGAGCGCCGTCACGCCTCAGTCGCTGCCGGCAACGACCGTCGACCTCCCGACCACGCCGACCGGGAGCACCTTCGACCGCGTGTCCGCGCAGATGAAAGCCGCGGCGCCGGCCGACAACGCGATGGCAAACGTCTTCGCGGCGTACCAGGCCGGCAAGATGCCTCCGGAGGACGCGCAGCAGTTCGAGCAGGACGTGAAGGCCGGGCTCGTCATGCTTCCCCGCGGCGCGACGCTGAAGGGCGCCGTTCAGGACGGCCCGCCCGCGCCGATGACGCTGCCGTCCGGTGTCGTCCAGGCCTACCAATCCGGTGCGATGCCCGAGGCCGACCGGAAGCAGCTCGAGGACGACCTGCGGGCCGGACTCGTCGCGCTTCCGGCTTCCGGCGCGCAACTGGTGCCGGGTTCTTCTCCGCTGCCGGCTCCCGAGCCCAAGAAGCCGCTGTTGACGCGCCTCGGCGACACCGTGAAGGGTGTCGGCGTGCCGGCGA